ATTTGCTGGTACTATCTTCGGTCGTATCAAGGTCTATATTGATCCATACTTCCCTGCTAACTTCTCCAGCGAATTCGCTGTTGTTGGTTACAAAGGTACTAACGCTTATGATGCTGGTCTGTTCTACTGCCCATACGTTCCTCTTCAGATGGTTCGTGCTGTTGGTCAGGACACCTTCCAGCCCAAGATTGGCTTCAAGACCAGATATGGTATGGTTGCTAACCCATTTGCAAATGGTCTTGATAAGGATCTGGGTGCCATCAAGGCTGGTGCTAACAGATACTACAGAAGAGTTGCTGTTAAGAACCTCATGTGAGTTTATCTCACATATTTTCAGGGACCTCCAAAAGAGGTCCTTTTTTTTATGTCCTAAATAATTAAAAAAATGTCTTCTAGTTATTTAAATCGTACTCCAACAAATAAAAACCTATTGTCGCCAATAGGGTTTAAGTTCGTTTTAGATAAGGCACCCAAAGTAGACTTTTTTTCAAACTATGCAGGAATTCCTGCCATTACATTGGGTTCCGCAATTCAAACTCGCTATGGGAAGAATATTGATATTCCTGGCGATAAAATGATCTTTGAAGATTTTCGTCTACGTTTTCTTGTAGATGAAGATATGGAAAACTACATGGAAATATGGAACTGGATGACTGGTTTGGGGTTCCCATACAGTTTAGAGCAGTATGCAGACCTAAAAGAAAATTCTGACAAATACAATTCTGAAGCATTGAAGAATGATTTCTATGAAAGGTCTGATGCAACCCTAAACATTTTGAACAGCAGTTTCAATGTTCAATCTCAAGTTATTTTTGATGGATTATATCCTGTCTACTTATCAGGTTTAGACTTTGATGCTACACAAGAAGACATTAGATATTTTACTGCAGAGGTAACTTTCAAGTATACTTACTATAGAATTATTACAGGTTTATGATTTCTCTTGAAAATATTCAATCTATGTGGAGTGAAGACTCCAAAATCAACATAGATGACTTACACAATGAATCTTTAAAAGTTGCAAGTTTACACTCAAAATATTATGAAATATACAATAACATTTCACTATTGAGAAAAAGAGCAGAGGTTCAATATAACCATAAAAGATTAGAAAGATATAATTTTTATGCAGGGAAAGCATCACCTGATGTTTATAAGGAAGAACCATTTCCATATAAAGTCAGGGATAAAGAAGGAATGCAAAGACACATTGAAGCTGATGAAAAACTATCAGAAATGTTTATGAAAATAGAATATTATGATATAATATTAAAATACTTGGAAGAAATTATTAAAATGATTTCCAACAGAACTTATCAAATTAAAAACTCCATTGACTTTTTAAGATTCCAGTCTGGTATGTAATATGTCTGATTTAGTGATTTCAAAAAAGAACGAAATATTTTTAAAAATAGAATGCGAACCACATATCAAATATGAATTGAGTGATCAGTTTACCTTTGATGTTCCTGGTGCCAAGTTCATGCCTCAGTATAGAAGTAAATACTGGGATGGTAAAATTCGTTTGTTTAACTTACAAACAGGAGAAATCTATTCTGGTTTATTGGATAAACTTATTTCCTTTTGTGAAAATCACAACTATACTTTTGAATTATTAGATAACAAATATTATGGGATTCCTGGAGAAATGGATGAGTCTATTTCTATGGAAGGTGTTAAAGATTACATGACTAGTATTTGTTCTCACAGTCCAAGAGATTATCAAATACAAGGAGTCTATGATGCATTGAAATATAAAAGAAAATTAATATTATCTCCTACTGCATCAGGAAAATCATTGATGATTTATTCTGTAGTTAGATACTTTGTAGAGCAGAATCAGAATGTTCTCCTTATAGTCCCCACCACATCCCTTGTAGAGCAGATGTATAAGGACTTTGAGGATTATGGATGGAACTCAGAAGAATACTGCCACAGAGTCTATGGAGGCAATGATAGAGTATCAGATAAGCAAGTAATCATATCTACTTGGCAATCAATATACAAGTTAGATAAATCATACTTTCAAAAATTTGATGTAGTGATTGGAGATGAAGCTCATCAATTCAAATCCAAATCACTTGTATCTATTATGTCTAATCTTCATGATGCAAAATATAGATTTGGATTCACAGGAACACTTGATGGAACACAGACTCATAAACTTGTTCTTGAAGGTTTATTTGGCCCAACATATAAATTAATTAAAACTGATGAATTGATTAAGAAAGGATATCTTTCTAAATTGAATATTAAAGTTCTTCTTCTCAAGCACAATCCACAATCATTTGAAACTTATGAAGATGAAGTTCAATATTTAATTACACATCAACGAAGAAATAATTTTATCAAAAACTTATCAATAAGTTTAGAAGGAAATACTTTGATTTTGTTTAGTAGGGTTTCTACTCATGGGGAACCTTTATATGATCTCATAAATAAGAACATAGGTGATAATAGAAAAATATTTTTCATCCACGGTGGTGTTGATACTGAAGAAAGAGAATTAGTCAGAAAAATTGCAGAAGAAGAATCTAATGCAATCATAGTTGCTTCTTATGGGACATTCAGTACAGGAATCAACATTAAAAATCTTCACAATATAATATTTTCATCTCCAAGTAAATCAAGAATCAGAAACCTACAATCAATAGGAAGAGTTCTTAGAAAAAGTAAAGAAAAAGTATCAGCAACACTTTATGATATTGCTGATGATATTACTAACAAAAGTAAAAGAAATTATACTCTTAATCATTTAGTAGAAAGAATTAAAATCTACAATGAAGAAAACTTTAATTATGAAATTGTAACAATAGACTTTAAAAAATAAATGGATAACGAATTTTATGCATCAATTAAATTAGTATCAGGTGAAGAAATCTTTGCATTGGTCTCTCCATCAGAAGAAGAAGATAGAACTCTTTTAATTCTTGACACTCCTGTTATCATTGAACCAATGGTATCTAAAAGTCAAGGAATAGTTGGTTATAAAGTTAAGCCTTGGATGTGTATTCCTGATGATGATATTTACATTATTGATATGAATAAAGTCATTACCATGACTGAAATTTATAATGATCAAATCATTAGAGTTTATGAAAAGTACACTAAAAATTCTTCTCAAGTATCTTTAGAGAAGACTGTAGGATTCATTTCTAAAGTGGATGAAGCTCGTAAAGTACTTGAAAAACTCTATAACAGTAATTAAGCCGTACCTATCCTTCAAACCTAACAGAGTGATTCTAACCACATTCGAGGAAGTTGTCAACTCCTTGATTTAATGGTATACTAACATTACTAAATTATATTATGAAACAAAGTTAATGAGTATATTAATGGTCAGAGGTAAAAAGAAATCAGAGCATTATGTAAACAATAAAGAGTTTTATCAAGCTCTTGTTGAATACAATAAGAAAGTAGATGAAGCAAAGTCACTAGGTCTCCCTAAACCAAGAATCACAAATTATCTTGGTGACTGCTTCTTACGCATTGCCAATCATCTTGCATACAAACCAAACTTCGTGAACTACATGTTCAAGGATGATATGATTTGTGATGGAATTGAAAATTGCGTTCAATATATTCATAACTTTGATATAAACAGAACCAATCCTTTTGCATACTTTACCCAAATTGTTTATTATGCATTCTTAAGAAGAATTGCCAAAGAGAAGAAACAGTTAGAAATCAAATCTAAAATCATAGAAAGATCTGGTTATGATGAAGTATTCTCTATAGATGATCCAGATTTTAGTGGAGGATATTCTGATATGAATAGTATCAAAGATAATATTAATTATAGATTTCAATGAAAATTGGCATAATTACTGATACTCACTTCAACTTCAAAAAGGGCAGTAAAGTTTTTCATGATTATTTTGAAAAATTTTATAAAGATATTTTTTTCCCTTCTTTGAAAAAATACAAAGTTGATACAGTCATTCACATGGGTGACATGTTTGATAATCGTAAATCAACTGACTATTGGAGTATTGATTGGACAAGAAGGGTTATCCTTGAACCACTAAAAAAATATAAGGTTCATGCAATCTTAGGTAATCATGATATTTTTTATAAGAATACAACAAAACTAAACAGTCCAATGCTTTTGTTGAATGAGTATAAGAACATCAACGTGTACCATAAACCATCTACTGCCCAAGTTGGTGAACAAGAGATACTGTTTGTTCCTTGGATAACACCAGAAAGTGAGCAGGAGACCCTACAAGCAATTCAAAGCACCTCTGCAAAGGTTTGTATGGGTCATTTGGAATTGAGTGGGTTTGAGCATCACAGAGGTCACCTGAATGAAAATGGTCAAGATAAATCAATCTTCAAAAAGTTTGATAGAGTATTTTCTGGACATTACCATACAAGAAGCGATGATGGTAATATTTTTTACTTAGGAAATCCATATCAAATGTATTGGAATGATTATAATGATAAAAGAGGATTTACAATTTTTGATACAGAAACTTATGAAATAATTCCCATAGACAATCCATATGAAATGTTCAAGATGTGTAAGTATGATGAAGATTGTCTTGAAGAAGATTTTGATTCTTATCAAGGTTGTATTGTAAAATTAATCATAGAAAATAAAACAAATCAAAAGAAATATGAAAATTTCCTAGATAAACTGATAAAAGTTCAACCAGTAGAACTCAAGATTATTGAACATATAAAACTCAATTCTGATTTTGATTCTGATGAAATTGTTCAAAATGAGGATACATTGACTCTATTAAAAAAGTATGTTGATGAATCTGAAATTAAGTTAAATAAGAATAAGATTAAAGATTTAATACAATCAATTTATCAGGAGTCGTTTCAGTTGCAATAATGTATATTCTAACACTCAAGGATGAAGATACTGAAGGTGCATATGCAGTAGAAGACAAGTATGGAGAAAAGGTTCTCTATTTGTTTGAAGAGGAAGATGATGCTATCAGATATTGTAATATGCTAGAAGAACTTGATTATCCTGAACTTGAGGTTACTGAAGTCAATCCACATGTAGCTTTTATGGCTTGTGATAAAATGGACTATCAGTATGCTATAATTACTTCCAATGACATTGTGATTCCCCCTGATTATGCTGACATTCAAAACTCTACGATATAAAAACTTTTTATCATCAGGGAATCAATTTACAGAAATCCTTTTAACTAATTTTAAGTCTACTTTAGTCATAGGAAGTAATGGAGCAGGAAAAAGTACAATGCTTGATGCATTGACTTTTGTTCTGTTTAATAAACCTTTTAGAAAGATTAGTAAAACGCAACTTATTAATACATCTAACGAAAAAGAGTGTGTTGTTGAAATAGAATTCAGTATTGGAAAAACTAACTGGAAAATTATTAGGGGGATTAAACCAGCAGTTTTTGAAATTTATAAAGGTAAAACATTATTAGACCAAGCATCATCTGCTAATGACCAACAAAAATGGTTAGAGCAGAATGTATTGAAATTAAACTTCAAATCATTTACACAAATTATTGTTCTTGGTTCTTCAAGTTTTGTTCCATTCATGCAACTATCTTCTCAACATAGAAGAGAGGTTGTAGAGGATTTGCTTGATATCAAAGTATTTTCTTCAATGAATGATATTGCCAAAATTAAAATTAAGGAGATTAAGGATGATATCAAAGAAATTGGATACAAAAAAGATAATATTGAAGATAAAATTGAATCACAAAAAATGTTTATTGGTGAGATTGAAAAACTCAAAGATAAAGATATTCAAGACAAACAAAACAAAATAGAATCCATAGATTCTAATGTGAATACTATTGGCATTAATAATACTAATATACAAGAAAAAATCAATCAGTTTACTAAATCTTTAGAAGAACTGTCTTACTCAGAAGACAAGATAAAGAAACTTGAAAGACTGAATATTAAATTGGAACAAAAGATAGCATCAGTTATAGATGACCACAAGTTTTTTAAGAAGAATAGTGTTTGCCCTACCTGCACGCAAACTATTGAAGAAGATTTTAGATTAAATAAGATTGGGGAGATTGAAAATAAAGCAAAAGAAATTAAGGATGGCCAACACCAACTGAAACAATCTATTGAACAAGAGACTCAAATACAGAGTCAATTTATAAAAATTACTAAAGAGGTATTAGAACTCAACAATGAAATCAGTCTTAACAATGTTAAAATTGTTCAATTCCGAAAACAAATTAAAGAACTTGAATCAGAAATTCAAGAACTTACCACACAATCAGAAGACAGAAATATTGAAACTACAAAGTTAGAAACTTATCAAGAAACATTAGAAAATCTTTTAACTGTACTTTCAAACAAAAAAGAAGAATTATCTAACTATGAATTTATTCATTTGTTATTGAAGGATGATGGCGCAAAGACAAAAATTATTAAAAAATATTTGCCATCAATCAATCAGACATTGAATAAGTATTTGGATATTATGGAGTTCTCTGTGAACTTTACATTAGATGAAGAGTTTAGCGAAAAAACTTTGAATCCAATTTATGAAGACTTTAGTTATGAATCCTTTAGTGAAGGTGAAAAAATGAGAATTGATTTGGCAATTCTGTTTACTTGGAGGGAAATTGCCAAATTAAAAAATTCAATCAATACAAATTTACTAATACTTGATGAAGTTTTTGATAGCTCATTGGATGATTATGGAACAGAATATTTTACAAAAATTATTAAGTATATGATAGACAAATCTAATGTATTTGTAATTTCACATAAGACTGATGAATTGTTGGATAAATTTGATTCTGTAATTAAGTTTGAAAAACAAAAGGGATTCAGTGTCATGGTTGACTCTTGACTCTTTTGATGGTATTATAATCTTTGATTAGTTTATTATTTTTATTATGTTTGGACCTGAAGATGAACTTAATTGTGTAAATGAGGTTTCTATTAAAACACCCTATATGCCTGAATCAAATCATTTTTGGAAATATAACGAACATAAAATTCTAAAACAATTGGAACAGTATATTGCAAGTACCTATAATCAGCATTATGTAGATAGGACTGGTGGTAGCACTGAACAAACACTGGACAAAATCAAGCACAATCGTAGAGAAGGATTTTGTGCTGGTAATGTGACTAAGTATATTGATAGGTATGATAGTAAAGGAACTCCTCGTGCTGACCTCTTCAAGGTTTTGCATTATACGATTCTTTTAATTAATCATCTTAATCTAGTTGAAAACAAGTGAAACTGAAACCTCAAATGATGAAACTTTCCCCTGATACAGTAACCATTCTTAAGAACTTTTCTAATATCAATCAATCTATTTTGATTAGGAAAGGTTCTAAGATTAGCACCATGAGCATTCTTAAAAACATTTATGCAGAAGCAAATGTTGGTGAAGACTTTCCCAAAGAAGTTGCTATCTATGACTTAAATGAGTTTTTGAATGGTTTGGGTTTGCATCAAGACCCAGATTTAGATTTTGCCAATGATTCTTATATTTCCATCAAAGAGGGTAACAGAAGGGTTAAATATTTTTGTGCTGACCCTGAAGTGATTGTTGCTCCTCCAGATAAGGAGGTAAATCTTCCTTCTAAGGATGTGTGCTTCCAACTTGAGCATTCTCAACTTGATAAACTCCTCAAGGCAGCAGCAGTTTATAAACTTCAAGACCTTGCTGTAGTTGGTGCAGCAGGAGTTATTAGTCTTGTTGTTAGAGACAAAAACAATGATACTTCTAATGAATATTCAATCATTGTTGGAGAAACTGATAAAGAGTTTACTTTCAACTTTAAGGTAGAAAATATCAAGATTATTCCAGGATCTTATGATGTTGTGATTTCTAAAGTTCTGCACGCAGAATTTACTAATACCAAATACAACATGAGATATTTTATTGCACTGGAACCAGATTCAACTTTTGAATAATTTTTTTTAATATATTATGAGTAAAGATTTTTTGTGGGTGGAGAAATACCGTCCAAAGAAAATTGAAGATTGCGTATTGCCTGATGAAACTAAAAAGACATTTAAGGAGTTTGTAGAAAAAGGAGAGATTCCTAATCTTCTCCTTGCAGGACCTCCAGGCATTGGTAAAACTACAATTGCAAAAGCATTATGTAATGAACTGGGAGTAGATTTTTATGTCATCAATGGGTCAGATGAAGGGAGATTTTTGGACACTGTACGGAACCAAGCAAAAAACTTTGCATCGACCGTATCACTTCAAGCAACTGGTAAACACAAAGTC